CTTTCCTCCTAGTATTCATAGATTGCACGCAGTACAACATCGTTTGCCGGTTCTGCATTATTCAACGCAAATCCTGTGATCCTGTTATTGTAAATATTCAGTCTCTTGCAAGCGATGGTAACAGCCTGTGCGGTTGTTACATAGGTCGGCAGCAATGCATAAAGGCTCTGGCCTGTCCAGTTGTTTCCGAGAGCGTTCTTTTTCGGCACAAGCGTTGTGGCGATGTCTGTCTCGCTTGGTTCGCTTGTTTCCACGTTCCAGTCTGACCACATAAGAATCCAGCCATGAGCGCATTCACTCAGCTTCTTGGACGGTGTGACGGTCTCCGCATTATCCATCTGGTAAGCACCTGACCATAGAGGAGTTTCCTGTGTGTGAACCGGTCTCCATCCTGTCCATGTTCCGCTATTGATGTAATTGGTATAGACAGCTCCAGATACACCGAATGCAATAACCCATCCATGGGTGCTTGTTGTCTTATGCACAAGGTAACGGTACGCTTCCGAGGTAGTCGGTGCGCCTGCTATACCGGCAGCAGAGGAGAACGTATATACTCCAGCGGTTTTGCTGGCGATCTGTGCGGTTACGTTCTGATTAAGGACCTCTTTTACGGCTCCGGTATCAGATGTGATCTGCAGAGCGTGTTTGATGAAGTCCGATGGTGAATATTCTGCAAATGCGCTGGCGGCATCCTGACCTGGTGCGCCCACTAAGCTTTCCAGCCATTGCGTCTCTGTCCCTGAATAACCGTTTGCTACAGCGATTTCATAGGCAGAAGCTCCGTTTGCTCCATTCGCTCCGGGTGATCCGGCTGCACCATCAGCACCGGCAGGACCGGTTGGACCAGCGGGGCCAGTAGCCCCGGTATCACCTCTGGGACCAACAAGGGAAGCTAACCACTGTGCTTTAGTCCCGGTAAATCCGTTTTCCTGTGCCACCTCGTAGGCAGATAAGCCATCAGCCCCCGGAGTGAGTTCAATATTCTCGATGTTCTGCTCAATCTCGTCCAGCTTTTCATCCAGCCATTTATTCTCATTCTTATACTGCACTTTGGATGATGATGTTTCTGCAAGCACAGATACAGGAGGTGTGATAAATTCATTGTTTTCGGCATCATAATACAATCCTATGATGTCTGGATTGTTATATTGTTCTTCCGTGATGGCCATTAGGTTTGATTCCGTCCGTGCCGTTTCGGATGAAAAAATGTTAATAACAATGTTCTTTTCGTCTAAGACTGCGTAATAATACATAAAAAATCACTCCTTTCATGATTAAAATTCAAAAATTGCCCTTAAAGCCACATCGTCTCTGCCCGGGTAACCATTAGCGGCTGTTCCGGTTATTTTGTTATCGTAAACATTGAACCATTTAATGATTCGCTTCTCCGTTGATGTGTCCTGTGTATTTGAACCGATGAAGCGAGGAATATCAGCAAAGAAAGTCTTTCCGTCCCATGTTGTTCCTAAATGGTTTCGTTTTGGAATGAATGTGGTTACGAAATCGCCATCCACTCCCGATGATGTGTCAGGATCATAGTCAGACCACAAAAGCATCCAGCCTGTTTTACATTCTGACAGCTTCTTTGTTGGTGTTATCGTTTCGTTTGCTTTCACTAACTTTGCACCGCTCCATAATCTTCCCGGTGCTGCATCATAGATACATTTCCATCCGGTCATTCCGGTAGGGGAGGTTTCGTAATTTGTATAAACGCTTCCATTTGAACCAAATGCTAAAATCCACGAAATAGAATATCCGCTGTCCTTATTTGTTTTATGAATAAGCGTTCTCCACGATTCACGGGTGGAAGGAATATTTTTTACGGCTGTGCTGCAGTAAATTGTATGTATTCCTAAATCAAGTGAATGAATTTTAGTGTATAAGTCACCGGATGTCATGGTAAACTCTGTGCTGCCTATATCTGATGTTGATTGCAGGCTCTTTGAGATTGCTCCTACTTCTGCGGCTGTCGGTGGATTGCTTGATGTATAAACTTTAGACCATGCCCCAAAAGTAGAGTTTCCTATTTTTGTTCTTACATAGATTTCATAATCATTTGATCCAATCGTACCAAGACGGAGCCAAAGCTGTTTTACGGTTGCATTTGCATCTGATGTAACCCACCTGAAAACAACAAGCCATCCGTTTACCCCATCGGGAATATTTGTTGGAGTATAATCTGCACCAAATGTATATACTCCCGGATAGATATAGTTATCCAGGTTTTCTCCGGCAGTTGTTATGTTCTTACCATATCCAATCTGACCTCTGTTTTTTGCCGTATCAAAAGCGGATTTATCCGTCTTGCTCATAAATCCGTTTGAAGTTGAAGATGCTAAAGAGTGTGAGTGTCCTGAAGATGCAAAATCATTCGGAGAATATCCCTCAAAAGCAGAAGCGGCATTCTGTCCGGCTGGTCCCTGCGGTCCTGTCGCACCAGTAGCACCTTTATCACCCTTGTCTCCCTTATCGCCTTTAGGTCCCTGAATACCCTGCGGACCTTGCAGACCTTGTGGTCCTGTCGCTCCGGTAGCACCAGTATCTCCCTTTGCTCCGGTTGCCCCGGTTGCTCCGGTAGGTCCCTGTGGTCCCTGGATACCCTGTGGTCCTCTTGCGCCAGTAGCTCCTACAAGACTGGCTAACCATGCGGATTCTGTGCCGGAGAAGCCATTGGCTACTGCTACCTGATAGGCTGACAATCCATTTGCACCGGTCGCTCCTTTTGCTCCTGCGGCTCCGGTGTCGCCTTTTTCACCTTTATCGCCCTTATCGCCCTTATCGCCCTTTGCCCCGGCAGCTCCTGTGTCTCCTTTATCTCCTTTGTCACCCTTTGCTCCCTGTGGTCCCACCAGAGAAGCAAGCCATTGAGCCTGTGTGCCTGTGAATCCGTTCTCTTTGGCAACTTCATACGCTGACAGACCATCCGCTCCAGGTGTCAGTTCGATGTTTTCAATGGACTCTTCGATTTCATCCAATTTCTGATCTAACCATTTTTCTTCTGCTTTGTACTGGATTTTTGACGTAGTGGTCTCCGCTAATACGTGGATTGGTGGAATGATGAATACATTATTTTCCGGATCATAGTACATCCCCATGATTGAATCCGGATCATTAAACTGATCCTGTGTAATCGCTATGATGTTAGTTCCTGTGAGCGGTGTCGAAGAGGATGTGACGTTGATAACGATGTTTCTCTCGTCAAGGTTTGCATAATAATACATATTGCCTTCTTTCTGCGTACCGGGGAGCGGTTTCTGCACCGCCCCAGGCACGTCTTAAAACACGTTTACAGTTATCCTAATGCAATCCATTTCAGATTGACTGCCGCTCCGGAATTGACCATAGAGAAGCCGTTTTCTGTAATGGTAAATGCGTTCGCTCTGCGGGATAATTTGTTTCCGATTCCGTTCGCACTATCGGAAATCTGCTGTGAGGTTACTCCGGTGACCTCTGGGGAAACATATACACCCATATTAAAATTGCTTAATCCTGTTCCAAAGTTGTAAACAATAACAATCTTAGGCTGGAATGGTGTTGTACCGTCAATCGTGTCTGGGATTGTGTATACATTCATACTTCCGGTTGCTACCTGCATACCTGTAGAAATCTGACCGATGCAAGCGGCCAGCTGTGCAAATGTGGGGTTGTCGGGGATTGTGATACTTTCATCTACGCCAGTGATAGCATTGGCAATAGCCGTTTTACCATCACTGGCAGATTGAAAAAGCACATCATTTAACCAATCGTCAAGCCATTGTACTGCACCGTCTGGATCGGTGTGCTTTGTAACTCTGGTATCGTACTTTGCACCTTCCTCTGGTGTAAGCGCAACCCATGTAGAGTTTTCGTACTTGTAGCGTCCAATAAGGTGGGTAGCATATGATTCTAACGGAATCAAAGCATCCCATGTTTGTTCCTCTTCAAACTCCAATACATCTGTACAAATATTGTTTTTTCCTAACATAGCATAGTAATACATTCTTTTGTGTTCCTTTCTTACTAAAAACAGGGTTTACGAGTTCCTTATTTTTACCTCCTTCCTTTGCTTATTTTTAAGAGTTCAAAAGTTTCTGGACATCCTCTCTATATCTTGAAGGCACATCATCAATCGTGATTTTGCCTAAAAGAATCTGATGGTAGAAAAACATTACCATATTACTCACCCCCTAACACCATGTTTGTAAGTTCTACAACTACATTTTCCAAATCATTGACTCTTTCTAGCAGTTTAGGGATTTTATCTTCCAACTCTATTTCTTGCCTTATTTTTTCAAGCATACTGCTGTCTAAGATCAATTCTTTGCTGTTTTCGTCATAATGATATGCCTTTAAGTATCTGACATCTTCTACGCAAGGAATTTCATTGACCTCAACAATATTCTCCGTATGCTCTGTCGTGTAAAATCCACTACTATCAACGGCAATTTCAAAAATTTCCTGTTTTTCTTCCATAATTTTTTTACCTCCTTAACTATCCCTATACATATCAAAAACCTTGTATCTTCCACCATTATGACCAGATGGGATAGATAGTGATAATGTTTTACCACTAATCGAAATCGATAAAGTAATATCGTTGTTTCCAATGATTGTATAGGTGAATTTATTGTTTATGTCACAAGTGACCAGTACCAATCCATCTTCATGCCTATCGAAATCGCATTGTGATACAGCGACTAAATAAAAATGACCATTCACCAATGATATATTTGCTGTTCCACCGTTTACTGCTTTTGAATGTTTCATTCCTGCAAAATCCGCAGCATTAGCAATACCGTTCAGTTTATACTTGTCTGCTACCGACATTAAACCATGAGACGATGTTGTGGCATCTGAATAAGTTGTGTTTGTATCAGGTGGCACGGTCCATGTGCCATCTTCCCTTAAATACTTTGTAGTTCCAGCCGTTGTAGATGGTTTCGGTACAAATCCTGCTTTTGCACCTGATCCAGACTTTACAAAATTGTCATGCGTATGATTGCTTGCAGATTTGCCGCTTATGCTGGTGTCCATTTCTGACAGCTTCGTATACAGCGTTTTTTTGTTTGCATAATCATAGTACACCGTCTTTACATGAGCAAAGGCGAATAACTTTGTTGATACTCCATTGACAAATTTCTTGATCCATCCTGTCTTGTAAGTTGCCATATTAGTTACCTCCTATTCTGTTATGTCTGCGCCTAACTCTGTTTCTGAAAAAATCTCGGTTATTGCTTTTTTTACTGCGGATGGTGTAATTCCCATAGTATTCTTATCTGCGGTATAATCCGTACATTCAGCAGCCGTATAAGCCTGCTTATGATTGCTTTCCGCTTTTTTTGCTACAGCTGTATCAATCTTATCCATATTTTCGTTGATAACAGATATGTCAGGATTTTCCGTTCCTGCTGGCTTCGTCAGCCCTAAATTTGATGTTGTCGTTGCCATGTTATACCTCCTATTCTTTCAATGTGTCCCATGTTTCACCGCTTGCCTTGAGGGAATCCCATGTATAATGATCTTTCAGGTAGTCCCATGTGTAAGGCGTTTCGGTGATCGACACGGATATTTTTACCGCTCCATTTACATTTACAGGGTTTGGGGAGACCGCAACCTCACCAACTGTATATCTTGCCATGAAATCGCCCCCTGTCTTAATCCGTTACATTGACGGACAAGGTAAATGTCTTTCCTACCGTTACCGGGTTCGGTGATATGCTCACATCATTAACCACAGGAGCGGAAATGTCCATAAGAACGGTTCTTTCTACTGTCGTGGTCTTGCCTGCAGCATCCGTTGCTATGATCGTGATTGTATTTGTTCCAACATTAAGTCCAACCGTATGAGTAAATGATCCATCGCTCTGCACGGTCACGCTTTCACCGTTTACCGCTACCGTTACCGGGGATGATGTAGCATCATTCGTTGTTCCGACAACCGTAACACTGGACTGATTTGTTACGTAGTTCTCTGCCGGTAGGGTGATAACTACGCTTGGCGGTACGGTATCAATCGTGATCGTTGCAAAGGCAGATACAGCACTATTTCCGTCATTATCTGCACCGGATACATAGATTGTATGGCTCCCATCGGATAACGCTGTTTCCGGGGTGTATGTGCAACTGTAGCCGCCTGTGATAGCGGTTTTTACGATGCCATCCGTATGAGCCGTGCCGTCTATGTTGATTGCGATACTGTCAGCATCTACACCGGAATCCGCATCAGTCAGGGTGAATGTGATTTCCGGCTGGTTATTGGTGATATATGAGCCTGTGGTCGAGTTTGTAATGGCAAGAACAGGCGGTGTGACTTCCTTTACCACCAGTTTCAGCGATTCACCAACTGTTTCCGTGCTTGGATCTGCTGTCGTTACATTTCCAGCGGTATCGGTTGCGGTCAGTGTGATGGGATAATACCCACCGGACAGATTAAAGCTCGACTTTCCCGGTGCTGTTATGGTTGATTCATACTTTCCGGTGCTGCTGTCAAGCGTCAGGGGATATGTCTGCCCATTCACGGAAGCATTTACGGTAGATAATGCCATATGCTCTCATCTCCTTTCTTAATCTGTGATGTCTTGGCCTAATTCCACGGTATCATCTATCAGTTCGGTTACCGTGTCTAACATTGCAAATCCGCTTGTATCAAGGGAAATGTCTATGTTTGCATCACTTGAATTTTCAAATGTAAATGTAAATTCAATCGCATATCCGGGAGAATCATCTTTTGATGGTATCGCTTTTGCGGTATCAATCTGCGCCAGTGCAAAAAGGATTTCCCCCTCCTGCGGATCTGTCGCATAGAATCCAACCTGATACATACTGTATCCTGTGGTCAGTGATACGTTCGTCAGCACCGCCCGGATGCTGTACTTGTTACCATCAACCTTAATACTTTGTACGGACAGGGTTTGCTTCTCCGTTGATACTGCGGTCTGTTTGCGCAAGTCTACGGTATCCACTTTCCCGGCACCGCTGACGCATCGTGTCAATGTTAGGGTTGCTCCGGCTATCGTCTTTGCTTCCAAAGCAAGTCCCTTGTCTGTCTTTACACAACTCCATGCCATTAGTTTTTCACCTCAACTTTCACTTGTTCTACTTCCTGTACACCGAATCCCGAATATGTGGAAGCATTTATGGTTTCCTGATCTGCCATGCTGATCGAATAATTGATATGTGCTGGCAGTTTAGCATTAAGCTCATTTTTTAACGGCTGCAAATTGCTGATATATGAATATATGGATATCGTAATTGTATTTGGTGCTGTGTGTTCCTCTACTTTGCTTTTTGCTCCTGTCACGGCATACACCAAATCTTCCACACGTTTAGGGTTTATGGAAGAGTGCTTATATATCGCATTCATCAGGTATTGTCTGCGCTGCTCTATTGTCTTACTGGCATCCGGTGCAATTCCATACTCATCTTCCCAGAGCGGAATCCCCCATGTAACAGTCTGCGGAAACATCTGCGATATGAAATCGCCTGTAACAAAATCAAGCTCTTTTGTAAGCGTTTCACCAAATGCTTGAAATACATATAACGTCAATTTTGATAGGTCGTAAATAGGGGCAACCATATCCAACATACGGTCTCCTAATTCGTTTATCAGTATGACGTGGCGAATGTCAGCCGTTTCAATGGAATCTCTTGCTTTCAGCGTGAGGAGTTCTCCAAACCGCTTATCTGTGGAATCAATCGTGGTGACATTTCCGGCTTCATCTGTAGCCGTAATGGAAATGCCATAGTCTGCTGCTTTTTTCGGGGTTACAATGTCTGCACTGTAGTTATCATCTGCTTGTGAAGATAACCCATAGGAAGTGCCGTTTAGGTTCGCTGTTACTTTTTTTATTGACATAATACACCCCCTACTCTGCTAATGTAAAGGTGATCTGGTTTATGTCGATTGATGGATATGCACCGGGCGAAAGTTTTACATTCGCCTGACCGCCATTGAGATACAAAAGGCTGTAATCATACACTCCTTCAATGTCTCCGAGAATGTTTCCGACACGCTGATAAAGCACCTCTCCATCTGTTACGCATTCGGAAAAGTACGATTTCATATTTTTCACCATGGCAGCGGCAACGGTCTCCACCGTGCCTGATTTAAGGCTCAATGTCGCACTTATAGTCAATGCTAATGTTTGAGGTGGAACAACGGAAAGAGTAGCACCACACGGAGCCAGCCTTGCCATATCATCGTCCGGGGACATGATATAGTTATAGACAGCGGTACATAGCGTGGAACTTGCAGGGTCTCCGTTTCCGTCTGTCAGAACGATGGTGACAAGCCCTGATGTGTCCGTGGAACGGATTATACTTGCACTACCAGTACCGGGAACGGATTCAGCCCATCGCTTATAATCAGATGGATTTCCGACATTAGACTCTCCCTGTGTTTTGTCGTATTCGCTGATACGATCTTTCAGGCTATCGTCAGATTCCTCATCTATTCCACCGGTAAAAGGGTTATCGTTTGTAACGCCTGTCACATCGTCATATGCGCTTGAGTTAATCACTATCGTATTTGCGGCTGTGTTGCCATCAGAGCCTGCCAAAGATGCCTGTGCGCTTACTGTGACCGTTCCGTCATCTCCTATAGTGCAATCTTCCAAAGTGACATAATCTCTTGACGGAATATCATTCTTTGATTCCGTGGAACACATATAACCGGCTGGTATCAATGTATCAGGTGCCCCAGAGAATGTGATGCTGCCTGTGGCATACTGGGCTTCCTTTCTGGTCATTCCTCTAAGTTCTGCGTGCAAATCCAAATATTCACCGTTTGAGAATCTTGGCCAGATCAGATCAAGAGCGTTCGGCAGGTCAAATCCTCTCAACTGTGACACGATCATAGCCGTTGGCCTGATAAAATTCCACAAGTGCTGCCCTTCGCTCTTGTCGTAATCGTCAGGAATCAGAGCCATCATTTCATCCTGAATATCATCCTCATCATTTACGGAGAGAAATTCAGGTATCTCCAATTCGTCTAATTCATCTATCGCTGACATGATGCACCTCCTTGTCTATGCTGTTATCGTTGCATCAACTGTAATGATCTCGTTGTCCATTCCTACGACATCTACAGTGACTACTACCTCTGTCGTGCTTATCCATTCGAAATCCACACTCTGCACATACTGCGTTCGTCCGTAAGGGTCACACGATAATGCATCTGATATTTCTGTTTCTAATGCTGTTTCGATTTCGTCCTGGTCATTCAGTTTGAAAATTTCGTCATAATCAATACCGATATCGTCTGTATATGCATCATGGTTGTATCTGTCGGTTGATATGATGTTTTCACACCATTGCTGCCAAGCTGTTACTCCGTCAGCAGTTACAATCTGACCGGATCCACCGAAAAGAAAATCTCCAAGTTTGGAATCAAAATAAGGTGCCATCTTATATCCGACATCTTCGTCATCTTCCTCTTCCTCATCTATATCCTCTAATTCGTCAATATCCTCCGGGAAAAGGCTTTCCTCTTCATCTGCCATGGTACACACCCCTTTCTGCTAAATATCATCAATTGCACTAACCTTATCAATAACAACAGGATCATCGTCCGATGTCCAAATAACAAGAACACGATCACCGTTCTTTAGTGGCTCTGTTCCGTAAATCGTCTTGCAGACAACGTAATCGTCTGAATCTAATGCCGCTTCCGGGATAGAATCAATTTTTAGCTTATTTCCAGAAACAATCGTTCCCAGTTCTGCAACCAATGAAACGCTGTTACCGCTGACCTGTTTCATCCGCTTTTGAAGAATCACGGCAAGCCTGTGAGAACCTTTACTGCTGTTATTGCTCATGCTTTCTTCACCTCCAGCGTCATTGTATGGTTAGCTGCATCGTGTTCTATTCCTTTCACGATGTAGTTATTCTTGAGAACGCCTGTGTTAATGTAGACCTTATGGCCTTTCTTAACCCACGGTATATCTACGCCAGTGACGGAAATTTCCGTAGACGGTTTTCCGTGCTTTTTGATTGTGTTGTTGGCTTCTTTCTTTACTTCGGACAATTTCTCATCAGAACCTTTTTCGATGATATCCTGCAAGGTTCCGTATTGCTTTGTATTGCCTTTTACGGTAGCAACCGTAATATAACGTCCTGTCTCCTCTTCCGAATCTGATTTCTTTTTCTTGGCGGTCTCTGCCTTTACGATTTTTACCTTTGTTATCATATCTTCCATTGACTGTATGTAAGAATCTGATATAGCATTATCGCCTTTCTCCACCTTATAGACCGTTTTATTTGTTCCGGCAGTATCAATTATCATTACACCCTTTTCACACCTAATAACATACCCGACACCTGTTTTCTTCTTAACCTTGTTAAGGATTGAAACGATAATGTCTGATATGCATTCGCTTCTATAGATTAGTTTTCCGTGTGTGATGCTTTTGTAATTGTACTTGATCTTGACACCCCACTTTTTCGCAATGGCGGTTATCACGTCTTTTGTTCTTGCTCCCTTTTTGCGGAAAAGATTGTCTTTGCTTTTCTGAAGGTATATCAGCCGATCATAGCAAAGAAGCGTAACCTCTCTGAGATCGCTTGTCGTAGAAAACTTGCGTTCCCATACGTAGCCACGGAACACCTCTTTGTATCCACTTCCTGTATTGGCATACAGATACACCTTTTGTCGCAACTTGATATAACTGCTCAATCTCTTCTTTCCAACCATTACATTTGCGACTGTGATAGTCACTTTTTCTGCAATATCTTCCTCTCCGTGACCGAAAACCAAATCCGTTGTTGCATTTTTGAGCTGGAATTTCGTTCCGGCAGAATTAAACAGATTCATCTTATACTCCGGATGTTTCATAGACGCAGCCATCGAATATCACCTCGCTTTCTATCAATCAAGGAATCTTGAGTTTTGTTCCGGGATAGATCCAGTGACCTTTATTTGAAGATTTCTTTCCGTGCTTCTTGGCCGCTTTTTCTATCGTGGATTTGTTTGCTTTATAAATCTTTTTCCAGTCAGAAGATTTCTTGTAAAACTTCTTGGAAATATTCCAAAGGCAGTCACCCTTTTTCACGGTGTAAGTCTTAGCACCGCTCCTTTTTGAGTTCCTTTTCTTTCCGCTCGTTTTCCCTTTCTTCTTCTTGACCGTTTCCACCTTGACATCTACAGCCGATACAAACTCTATCGTGTAGTAGATGTTACCATTGGAACCCTCATGTGATTCCTCATATGTATTGACATAACAGTACATATTGATAGGTGTGGTTGATATCGCAACCTTTACCTTTTTGCCGCTCTTTCTCCAGTATTCAATCTGGTTTCTCAATGTATGCGGATCCGTATACTTCTTAACAAACGGCTGTTTTCTTAACGATTCACCTGGGAAGAAACACTCCCATCCAACGTAGGATAGTTCCTTTCCACTTGGAATGTTAGCAGGACCTGTATTGATAATGTCATACTCTTGGAATCTGCCATTTGCTTTGTAGCTGATCTTCTCCGGGTTTACCGGAATAGTGATCGATGTGCTTTTGTTCTTGCTGTTCTTGCCGGAAAGTTTGATTTTAAGTTTTCTCGTTTTGTTCGCTGCACCAAACTTTTTGGCAATTTTCTTACTTGTTGCTGATACCTTTACTGCCACACCATCACCCCCTTATTCCGTGGCAAGCGGAATGTTCTGCCATGCTTCGCTAAGTGCATCAGCCAGAATGTTGCTGATCCTGTCTTTGTTATTCTCAACGTCTGCAGCAACACCTTCACCACTGGACTTGATCTCTATAGCGATTCCACCAACATTGATTTCTACGTTTCCTCTGGATACTTTCTGTGTTGATTCAGAATCTCCCACAGAAGAGGAGCGGTTATCTGCTGTGTTCCCAAGCATCTCACGGAAACGAGAACCACCGCCTGAATTAGAACCATAAACGCCACCGTCAGCATTATGGATCACTCCGAGGTCTTTTCCTGCTTCCATCCACAAAGAAAGACCTCTTTGTCTCTTTCCGCTTGTTGTAGGTATGATGTATTCACGGTTATTGTTCTCGCCAACCCATGTGAGCGTTTCCCGGTCAATACGGCTACCATTTGCGTTGTGACCTTCTTTTTTCTGCTTTGCAGTAGGACCTCCGAATCGTCTTGCCTTAATGTTTACAGTTGTGGTTGCATTCGCATTAGCAAGCTCGCTCTTGATCTTGCCAAACACCGTTTTCTTAAGGCTTGCAAGCGTACCATTAAACCCACCAAAACTTGCTGTTACATTGGTTCTTGTACTTGCTGTGACAGGTCCTTTCAAATCACTCTTGATCTTGCTTTCAGAGTTCTTCTTTGCATTGCCTGTCTTGGTATCATCTTTGACATTTACAGTTGCTTTCTTATCGAGTGACAGTTTTTTGCTCATTTCCTTTTTAATCTTGTCATTCGATTTCTTTTTTGCATTTGCTGTATTCGTCTTTTGCTTAACTTTTACATTAGCTTTTTTATTGACGTTCTGCTTTTTGCCAAGGCTTCTTTTAACCTTTTCCTTGGCTTTTTTCTCCGCATCAGATGTTTTTGTCTTGGATTTGACTTTTACATCAGCGTTCTTGTTGACTTTCTGCTTTTTGCCAAGGCTCTTTTTAGTCTTGCTTTTAGCCTTTTTCTCCGCATCTTTTGTATCAACCTTTTTGGCTTTTACCGTTACGTTTCCGTTTTTGTCGATCTTTAGTACACCTTTCTTCTCCAGATCACGGACAGCCTTTTTGGTCTTTTTATCAAGACCGGAAGTATCAATCTTTCCGTCCTTTGTCTTGATTTTTATTTCGCCTTTTTTGTTGATCTTGATAGTTCCTTTATCCTTGAGCTTGTTTACAACACTTTTTGTGGAATCATCAAGGTTGCTTGTATCAATGTTCTTTTTGTCTGCTTTCAGTTTCAGGTTCGTGCCTACTTCTACACTTTTAGTCTCACCCTCTACTTCTTTCAGCCCTTTTTCAATGCCTTCCTTTAATGCCTTTGGAAGTTCTTTCCCTTTGGACTCAAGGAGCTGCTTTGCGTGTGAGCTATCTTCCTTCGCCATCTGCTCTCCTATCAGAGCATAGAAAGAATTGCTATCTCCAGACATGAGTTTGATATTCTCAATATCGGAAAGAGAATCTTCAATCCATTGAGGTACTTTCTCTCCTGCATCCTCATAGGATTTTTTAAGTTCCAGCAAGTCTTTCTCCTGTGGCTTCAGAGAGTTGTATATTTCTTTCATCTCGCTCTGCATCTTCTTGGATATTCCAGCTTCTTTCAGAAATGATGATTTCATTTCGTTCAGCTGCTTCTTTGAATCCTTATCCCAATTGGAATACTCCAATCCATTTGCAGAGAATGTAGTGTTGTTTCTCAATTGTGCAGCCTTTAGCTTCAATGAATCTCCAGAGAGTGCATTCTCAACCTTTGAAAAGCTGTCTTTGTAATTTGATTTCACAACGTCCAGAGACACCTTTACACTCTTATGGATGGTGTCAGCTTTTCCGTTTCTCCATTTATTCTCAATTTCTTTCAGCTTTTTCTTGTAATTTGCTTCGCTGAGCTTGCCCTCTTCAAATTCAACGTCAATTTCCGCTTTTGCTTTGACGTATGCATCGTCATAGCCTTTAAGGGTCTTTTCATTCTGGCTGTCCAGTTCACCGATAAGAGTCTTGAAAGATTCCGGTGTCAGTTTCTCGTACTGGTATTTCTGCTTAATCAGGTCATAGGATGCATCACTTTCAGCCTTTGCTATTTTCTCCGTCCGTTTTTCGACTTCTTCCTGGATATCCTCAATCTGTCCTACAAGCTCGTCAATCTTTTTTTGCTCGTCAATGGTGATCTTGCCATCTTCAAAGGCTTTAGCAATCACGTCATTTAGTTTTTTGGATTTCTTCGCCAGTTTCTTCTCTAGGCCGGAGTATCTTCCCTCCATTCCTTTTGTCATCTTAGCCATACCCTTTGTATCGTCTCCATAGAGGAGTTGAAACGCTGACCGTGTACTTTTCTTGTTTGTGGTCAATAAATCCTTTGTAGCGGACGCATAGCCCTCAAGAGCGGTCTTGTATTCGTTGATATCTGATGCTGACAGCTTGCCGCCACCTTTAATCATTGCACCGGCATAGTCAATGGTATATTTGTTATCTGCGAGTGATGTTTGTATGCTTTCCAAATCGGACATACTATTATTAAATTTGTCCAGCCGGTTAATTGTATCTGCACCAACGATCTTCTTTACACTTCTTGACAATTCATCGGCTGACATTTGCCATTTTCCAAATCGTTTTGCCATGTCCTTTTTACCCAGCTTTTCTGCTTCCTCATTAAGCTGTGCGGTTGTTTTGGACACACCGGAGATAGAATCAGCCAGCTTGTTTCCTGCCACAAATGTAGCAATTCCACCTAATCCTGCACCGATTGCAGTACCAATACCCGGTGCAATCGCTGTACCAATGAGCGCACCAGTGGCAACCATACCGGCTTTTGTTGCCGATCTTGTACCATAGAGTTTTTTATCGTTTTTCGTATTTGATTTACGGTAGCTTGAGAAGTCATTCATGGCATTTACTCCACCGGCAACACCCCCGACTATACCGGCAGCTGTTCCGGCTCCTGCCAGTGCTGCCATGCCGCCTGACAATGCGGATCCTGCTGCACCGCCTGTGGAAGCATATCCTAGCGAAGCGAGTTTTCCGAGGATACCGGAACCGTTCACCATTGCATTTCCAGTAGAACCGACAAGCCCTTTCAAGCCCATTCCACCGAGAAAGCCACCAGCACCGCCAGCACCACCAGCACCACCAGCACCAGCACCGCCTGTGCCGTACCATAACCTTTGCAAGGCTGCAATTCCATGAATTGCACCGGCTACAAGTTTCAATTTTATTCCTGTTTTTATGATATTTCCGATTGTTCCACCACTGCCACTAAACAATGACTTGAATCCTGCAACAAATACGTCCTTGATTGTTTTCATGATCTTCTTACCATCGAAGCCCTCCGCAAAACCTTTTCCGAAGTTGCTTCCAACGTCAGACGCTTCCTTAAACACTTCCATGCCGCTTGTATCTACCCCCAGAAGTGACAGGATTCCTTTTCCTGCTGCCAGAGTAGCATTAGTTAAACCTTCGCCCATCAGCTTTCCAAAACTCTTAAATTTTCCCTCTATGTAAGGTTTGCCGTTGGCATCCCACCACTGTCCGAATGGTTTTGAAATCAGTTCATCCCAAGCAATTTTTACCTTGCCAAATAGAGAAGCGTTCTTGAAATCACTTCTCTCTGTCAATTCCATCATTTTATCTATCGTACTCTCTAACTTATCTGCTGCCCAATTAGAGAGGGTTTTTCCAATGTCTTTTAATGTGTCACCGAATTTTGATAATCGATCTTCGTTTGCGTCCAGGAACTTAACAATAGAGCCGAATCCTCGTTTTGCTCCGTCCTGCAATCCCTGTCCCCATTTACGGAACACATTGATCTCAAATGTATCTTCAATCTGTGATTTCAGACCTTCCACTGTTTCATTGGCGGTCTTATTCATCATGCCTTTGTACTCTTTCATGCCTTTCATAAGTGCTTTAATTGCGGCTTCTGAACCGATTGCACCCTTTTGTAAGTCATCAGAGAGTTTTTTGATTCCGGCATCGCCTGAACCATATCCTAATCCTTCTGCTAAATATCTTTTTGCGGAAATTCCAGCTTCCGCTAACTGGTTTAATTCTTCTGTAGATAATTTTCCCTTCGATTTGATCTGTGCTAATGCTAATACAATTCTTTGTAATCCCTCATCACCTTTACCGGTTGCCGCTGCTGCGTCACCGATTGTGGTCATATCTTTTACAATGTCTTTTGCATTCCACCCCATAGCAATCATTTTTTGTGCCTGTGCTATGGTATTTGATGTCTTAAATGGAGTCTCTTTTGCAAACTTATCTAAGTTATTCATCATAGTTTGCCCCTGCTTATCGCCAAGCAGAGTAGAAAAACCAATCTTAGCAGAGGAATACTGGTCAGCGAGATTGATAGGCTCCATGATACCTTTTTTGAACGCAAGCGCACCACCTACTGCAACCGCAAGTGATTTGATCGAGAAAAGCATATTCTTGATACCACGGAGCGGTCTGGTTGCATAATCAACCACCTTCACCCCTGCTCTCCAAGTTCTGCCAGCGAATCCACGCAAGCCGGATTTTAACTTAGATAGTGTAGATGACGCATGATCGATAAGGCTTACCGTAGGTCGTGCGTTTTCACCTCCAAGGCTTTTAATACGCTCTTTGGCTTTGTCTACGCTTTGGGTAAACTTATCAACCTGACCTTTTGCAGCCGTAAGACCAGCTCCAATATTGTTCTTAGCGTTAATCATAATATCAATTACTATCGTATCCGCTGCCATGCATATTCCCCCTTTCTTCTAAGATTGTAATAACGGACATTTGACCTGTCCTTGCTGTTTCTTTGAATGAATGGTATCACCCTGAATATCACGGATGGCACAGGCGAACATAAAAGCCCTTGTACCGTCCTTCTTACTCATGACCTCATCCGGCATCACTCCGAACTCACAAAAGATGTGTTCTAAGAGTTGAGCCATTGATGAGGATTCAATTAGTTTTTTGCATATTCAGTAAGATCCATGTCATAACCGCTCAAATCGTCAATAGCATCATTGAGAACATTCTTTTCGCCTGCCATAAGCACAGCGTCAATAATTTCCCAGTTCTCCATAATGTCAATTCCCTTTGCTGCAAGACCTCTTTTCAATGAAGGGTTATCCCACATCTTTTCACGGTCTGCTTCAACGGTAGCTTCGTAGATTTTACGGCTCTTAAACTCTCCATAACGGATGTCACCCTCAATCTTTGGCAATCTCTTACCTTCCGGATTTGGGAACATAGGTGTAGACAGTTTGCGGATTCTCTGCAATTCTGGTTCACCAAGTGGTCTGACGTGGAATGAGAAGAGTACTTTGCCGTTTCGTCTGATTTCGACTTTCTTCTGAACTGATTCATCGTCCTTGTAATCTGCAGCGGCCAAAAGGGTATTGATTAAATCTTCCTCTGTACGGTCAACAACTCCCTGTGCTGGAAGTCCTGTTACTTTCTTTTCTTCATTCATGTTTGCGGTCATAATGAAATTCCTCCTATTCTTTTAATGCTTTAAGCGGTTGCTAATCCTGTAAGCTGTTTAAGCTTCTTAGGAATAGAGTTTACACGGAAACCTAATGCTCGTTTCAGCACATCTCCCGGTGTAAGGTTCTGAACATCCCAAGTACCATCAGGCACACAGTTCTGGTAGCTAATATCTTCCTGCTGTGAATCATACTCACGGTCAAGGCATCCACGGAAATCGTATGTCGGTTTCTTTCCGGCTGCGATTGCATCAAGTACAGGTCCAATCGTAATGTCATCCGTTACCACTGCTTCTGTAATGGTAAGGCTGACAGAGATATTACCAGGGATGGCATATGTCAATCTGTCTCCTACCGGGTTAAAATCAATGTTTGAGAAGTTCATCTGTGACTGAAATGTATCTACATTCGCCATAAGCACAGATTTTCCATCAACGGTTACATACAAGCGTCCGTCATGTCCTGTCATGACCTTTCTAGGGTCTAATGTTCCAGTTGCCATAATCTTTTACTCCTTTCTGCTTATTCAGCGGTGAATCTAAACTGATATGTGAGGTAAATCTTCTCTAAGCTGTCCTTATCATCTGCTGCGATAACAAAGTAAGCATAGTCAGATCCTCTTGCTTTCGTTGTATCCTCTGCAAATGTAGCACCATCAACCAGCTTGCTTTCTGACACCATTGCATCAAGTACAGACTGGCCCTGAATAACACAGTCACCAACACCGATGTCATCACAATCCACTTTACCAATGAGAGGTGCTAACGCTCTGTCGATACGGTCAAACATCTCAAATCGTGTGGATGTTCTGCGAATCTTCTTCCATCCTTCGTCCTGATTGTCTCCGGGCTTTACAAGAGTATTGATTGCAGCATCAAACCAAACCTGTCCTTCATCATTTGGAGAAAGAAGAAGCATACCGCCCTTGATAGCATCCTCATACTGTGAGTTTTTCAACACCTCAAGAGTGTTTACAGCACCCGGAATAGTCGTATGCGTTGCGGATTCATTGCTTTCCAATGATCCAATGATGCCTGCCTGTGTTGCGATCGATAAATAACCATCAATCTTGTTTCCGTCTCCGTCCTCGTATCCGCTTCCCAGATAGATGATCTTCTCGTTGTTAAATGCTGCTGCATGGGCAAGTCTTGTTTCAAATGCTACCGATGTAGGCTCTCCAAGGATGCATACACCTAATGCACCTTCCTGAAAGATACGGTTCATGTAGGCAGAAACAAGAGCGTGTACGGTTGTTTCAACGGTATCCAATACAAGGTAGTTCCACTTGAAAGGCTCAAATGCTGTAAATGCAGAAGAGTAGGACTCTGTATTGACTGTAGGAGCTGCACCGCCTGTCAGTTTTGTGTTGCTCACATCAGCAACTAAACCATCATCAACCTTTGTTGCATCAAGATAAGCGGATGATTCGCTGACTGCTGCCACAAGAGCGGCACTGTCCGTTGTGTCTGTATCGTACTCGATTGTCTCCAAGAGTTCCGTTCCTTCATAGACAAGCAACTGCTTAACACTTGTGCTGCCTAACTTCGTCTTGATCGTTACGGCAAACTCCTGTGATGTCTCTGTCTTTGTCGTAAGTGTGACAAGTTGAGTAGTGCTGGAATCGTTTAAGGTTACGGATGCCTTTGTACCGCCTGTACCTAAGCGGTAAACAAATACTTTTGTAGCACCACCATCAAATAATGCCTGCACTGCATCAGCTGTTCCCCCTGTTCCGTACATCTTCGTAAATTCGCTAATGCTGTCTTTTGCGAATGCCGATACCGTATCAAGTGGGCCAATATCAGAGTGAATTGCAATGGCAAATACTCCGTAGATCGCACTAGGAGTATCACTTGCCCCTACATTTTCATACCGTCTATAAACGCCCGGTCTTACTTTCTGTTCTCCTAAGTTGTAAAAAGAACCCATGTTACTTTACCTCCTTCTCTTTGAATTTCTTAACAATTTCCTTTGCTTCGCTGACGGTATAAGATTTCTTGCCGTCAACCAACAAAGCCGCTGTTACGATGTCTGCGCTTGCTCCGACTGATTCAGGAGCGGATGCAAACTCTTCCACCGTGTAAGTAGGCTCTGCCGCTTTTACTGGTGACTGTACAGGCTTCGCCTGTGCGTTAGCCTTCTGGCTTTCTGCTTTGGCTGTGTTGTTTGCCATGCTAAACCTCGCTTTCCGCATTCATACCGCTTGTGTATGTATGCTGTAATTTGATTCCTGATTTCGGTGTCAGTACCCCATATGTGGTATTGACAATGACCTGACCGATCCTTTGAGGATCAGCAGAAAGATTTGCGGTTACTTTATCAATCAGCATCGGGGAACCATCACCTAGCATGATTCTGGTTGCATGAGTCAATAACTGAATGATCTGTTTGGAAATAGTGGCTCTCACGTTCTCACTTGGAGCCATGATGTTAATGTGGAGTTCTGCGCCTATCCAATCAACGGCATATGTGCTTTTCATTCGTGGGCTTTCTCCTAAGCGGAAAAGGCTGCAATATATAGCCGGGGATTCGTCTGTGGGCTTCCACGTTGCGGGAAGTTCGTCTCTGCCTATGACATTTGCCTTTTGATACAAGGTTTTGAGCCAAAGGTTCGCTGCCTTTATCGGATCGGGGTCAGTGGTTAATTGGTTTGGATATGCAAGTACATCAAATACAATCGTTGTACCAATTACATCATCATCCCCCTGTTCGAATGGATTTGAACTGCTCCACTGTGCAGATATAGTGAGGTCGGAATTGCTAAAGAAACAACCATCAACCGCTGCATTCACAACGGCTTCAATATCCTCTACCGGGACACCTTCGGATTTGTTCTCACACATAACATCAACCATCAGCTGTCCGGAAATCTTCCTTTCAGCGTCAGACTGCATATTAAGATCAAATACAAGCCGTGGATACTGCATACCATCGTTCCACGCTTCGTCCGTATCATCCGGTGCTTTTGTCTGGAATATTGCCGGGGCATCTGTCCATGTGGTCAGAAGTCCGATCAATTCCTCGCAATTGCAAAGATACTGATATATGATTTCTTCCATAGCGTTTCCTCCTCTTACATATAAGGCTCTTTGAAGATCTTCTTAATCTTCGGTAATGCTTTCTGCTGGACCTTCTCCTTGTAAGGTCTTGGAGCCATCCGGCTTGTGCCATTCTCAAGGATTGTACCTAAATGATGGCCTTTTGGTGTTTTAGCGTTGCTCTCGATGTATGATCGTACCGATACGCTATCAGTACGATTGGTTATTTCTTGTTTCGGCTGCCAGCTTGCCCGGAATGTTCCGGTTCTCATTGCAGGCGGCTCACCGGGAGCGGATGCCGTATATGTCCGGTAGGTTATCGTTGCGGTATGCGCCTTGTGCTTTCCGTCCCTGCTGCCCCGTTTGTAATATCGCATCCGTCCGGTGCCAGGCACATTGTACCGTCTGCCGCTCCTCTGCCCTCTAAGGACAAGCTGTGAAGCGTTCCGTAACTCATTGGATGCCCTCATACCTCTCGATCTCACACCCTGCAGGACTTTCCGGGCAACTTCCTCACACTCTACTTCAATCTGGATACTCGCATTTTGATTATCCATCTTTCAAGTCCTGCCTTTCCTCTACGAAGTACCGCATCATGTGATCCAATTCTCCGGGGTTGTTTCTCCCTTGAATATAGAAATAGCGGTCTTTTCCGTTTGGATTAGGTAGTATGAGGTAATTTCCGGCCACTGCCTGAATGTTGACACCTCTTTGAACCACTTTGTGAGTAATCGGGTGTCCGTTCTGCTTCCACTGTTCTATTTCCTTTTGTGTGGCGGTTGCAAGTATGCCTATAATCGTCCCAACGGCTTCATATTTGCCTTTTTGCACCCTGCCCTTACTGTTTACTGCCTTACCGAGTTTAGCCACGGAGAATCGCTTAAAACCCTGTCCTGGTCTTAGATTAGGCATATGCACACCCCCTATCTGTATTTGTTCGGATTAGACAGCATATCGTAATGAAAATACATATCTTCTCCGTTCTTACCGCCTAAAGCGTTTGGATTGCAGATAGGGACTGCCGCATCTGCCTTTTTCTTGAGATCATCATACATAGCCTTCCATCTGTCGAATCTGTCACTAAGGGAATACGATAAGCCGTCCGTGCTTGTGTTCACCTCATAAGCGAATTTCATCAGAATGGCTTTTAAGCATTTCAGCTTTGCCTTTTTCCAAGAAGAGGTGCTGCCGATCATGGCAGCGTACTCTTCATCACATAAGGGGCTTAGAATGTCTCCCATATCAACGATTGTGTCTCCCAGCTCAAAACGCATCTGGTCAACACCGTTGTCACATATCTTAGACGGATCATAGGAATATGTTCTTTGTGCTGTGGTGTTTGTCGGGGTTGGTTCTGTGGGTGTTTCCGTGGGTGTTTCGGTGGTATTGTCTGGGGTTATTTCTGTGACATTATCCATGACTTACACCCCCATTCTTTACTCTTCCGGTGGTGTTTCCGGCTCGCCATCGTCACCGTCTGGATCAGGTGTTTCCGGCTCGCCACCCGGTTCAATGTCTGCCTGTGATGCCAATGCATCCACACGCTCTTTTACAGCGTCCTTTACTGCCTTTCTGCCGTCTACCGCATCCATCAGGATAAGCAAATCCTCTGATTCAACGGAAGATACGATTTCCGCAACCTTAGCCTTTTCAGCGTTGCTGCTTACTCCCATCTGGAGTACATCAGTAAATATCGTCAGCTCCGATTCTGTTACGGAAACTTGATAGTCCTGATCTTCAAGGTGGATTGGAATGTTAAACTTCACTTCCCCTTCCTGTGAGCCGATATTGACAGGAGCGGCATCTTCGCCATCATTCATGACAGCAAGAACACCACGCTTTGCCTGTGATTCTGGATTCTCTACCACATCAGCCGGGATTTCCTCACCAATGAGGTACTTTTTCCCGGCAAATGTGCAAGGAATCTGTGCAATCAATCTCATAATGCACCATCCTTTCTGCGATTAGACAGCTTCTTTACCGAATACAGCCAGATCATCGCATGTTTTCTTCATATCCTGCGCCATCAATCCCTCAATGAACTCTGAATGTGTACCCCATTCACCGTCATGCTGCAGGATTGGCATATAGTTTCCATCACCCAGCATATCCCAAGTGAAGATGTATCCAGCGGATGGCTCTTCGATAGAAGGAGCGGATGGGGTATAGGTCAGAAGGAAAGAGTCAGGATCACAGATGAACTCCATGTTCTCATTCTGTCCAAGCTGTGCATTGTTCCAGATAGAACCGAATACAACAATCTTCTCTACACCGAAAAGCTGTGCCAGCACGTTCTCTGTTACGGCTGCCGGGTTCGCTGTGGTGCCGCCATACTTGATACGCTCCAAGATTGCCGGATGCTCTTTCAGGGCATTGAATACGTTGATACCTAAACCAAGCTTGTTAGGTGTGCGTCCTGTGGTCTCTTTCATTGCTGTTTTACGAGCATCAAAGAACTTGATAGGCTCTGAATTGTCATCGGAGAACTTAATGAACTGATTGCCGGTTGCGGATGATGCAACGCCAGCCCACTCATTCGTCCATACGCCAGCCTTGAAATAGGCATTTGCAAACAATCTATCCTGGTGGATGTTTGCCTGCTGTGCGATTGTCTTTGTTTTCATGATACGTGGATCTTTCAGACCGTTTGGTCCCTGTCTGCGCATATCGTCCGTTCTCTTGATCTGGTCGATACCCATAATCATCTGATCTACCAGACAGTTATAGGTCTTTGCGTTCTCTCCTACGATTGCAGGGTCAACCTTGCCATATGCCGGTTTTCTCTGCCAAGAATCACGGAGCAGATCCTCCTTTGAGAATACATAATAGTTATCGCTGGATAACTGTACCGGGCAAATAGGGAAAAGCTCTTTTGCCTTTCCTGCGTCACTCTGGAAAAATGACATTGCCATGTTCGTAAGCATTGTATGTGGTCTGAATGTTCCTTTTGCGATTCCAACCTGAATCGCACCAGTAGAATTAAATTCTGCCATAGTCTTTTAATCTCCTTTCTATGCCTTTGCTGCTGGTTTCTGATACTTGTTGATGATGATGTGGCAATACTCACCGGATGCCGCCTTTGTTCTTGCTGTACCGATAACAAAGTTGCCATCAGTTGCTTTTACAGCACATCCGTTAGCGTCAGATGCCAGCTCATCACCTTTAGCGATTGCACCGCCAGCCTTTACAAGTCCGATGTCCTTGATCTGTACGGTTACATCCTCACCGGATGCCACCTTGCCGGATTCTGCACCGGTAATGTCGTTTGCACCATCCTCCATGATCGTGATACCGATTGCAACGTCTCCGGCTGCGGCCAGAACCACGTTACCGCTGGCATCATACTTTACGATCTTACCTCTTGCGTCTGTGATATCCTCTCCTGCTTTCTCCACGATAGTAGGAGACTGGTTGATCTGTGTACCAATATAATTGATTCCCATAGCTTTTCACGCTCCTTTCTTTAACCTCTGTATGCTTCGTCATAGGCTGCCATTAAATCAGGGTTCTGCTCCCATGCCTTAGCGATTGATTCATGATAGCCGATAGATGCATCAGACTTTCTGATCTCTGCAGCAAGTGCTTCAATCTTGCCCTCTGCTTCGCTCTTTCCTACAGATACATAGGATGGGCCATTGCTTCCACTTTTGCCAAGTTCTACAAACAGTCCGCTTTTCTCAACGATAGATGCCTGTTCATCCAGTGCGTCAACATAGGACTTATAGACCTCTTCGCCAGCCTGCTTCATGTCATAAAGAGTTTTCGCAAGCTCCTCCGGCTTTTTGCCGATGCTCTCATACTTCTTAGCAATGTCCATGTACTCTTTCATTTCCATAGACTTTCTAAGCTCCTGAACGGCTTTCAGCTCTTCCCTAAGTGCTTTCTCCACTTCGGAATCATCCTTTCCTTCCCCTTCCTTTGGATTCTCGCCCTCTGTAGGCTTCTTTCCAAAGAATGGCGGTTTCTTCTCGCTTGCCTTAACGTCCTCTTCGTCCGGCAAATCGTCATCTGCTTTCTGTGTCTTACAAGCCTTTGCGAGCAAAACATCAAGCTGTTCTGCTTCATCAGAGGTTAAAAGGCTCTTATCGACATTTTCTAAATTGATTCCCATAGTTTCAAATCCTCCTTTACTGTTATTTTTAGATAATGGGTAATCTATTGCGTCATGTGTTGATTTCCCAACATGACTACTAACAGAAGATAAATAATCTTCCATAGTGTCCGTAAACTCGTTTGTACTTTTGGCAATCATAGCCATCTTTTCGGACTTCGTGAGTGTGGTGTCACCCATGATAGAATCATAGGATTCTGACAGGCAGTCCGTGAAATACTGCATATCGTCAGCGGACTTCTGAATGTCCACATCCGGCTCCTCCGGATCTTCCCCTGAAAATGCTTTTCTGATTGCCGCAACCAGTGTTTTGAACATTGGCTGCTTCTCTACATCGTCATCCTCACCGTCATAACTCTTTTTAATCATGATGTGAGCGTCAGGGTTTGCCCCTCTGCGTACAAAATCTACGCTGTTAAGGTTCATTTTTCTTAGTTTTGTTGGTTTCTTTGACATTGGTTATCTCCTTTCTTTCAAACATTCATTAAATGACTTTGCTGTGGTTTCTTGTCCATCTGTATCATCCATCTGCTGAAAGGCTTCATCAGGTGTTGACATTCTAATCTTTTCACCTTTTACAAGGATCAGCAGCGGTGGTCCTACCGCAGTTTCTTTCTTTGAATCCATGATAGGCTCATAGCATTCGTAACCGTTCCAGTTGTTTAGCTTTTCGGCTGTCTCGTAACCGTTTTTCTTAGCAAATGCAATCACTTGTTTCATGTCCATGTTTTACGCACCGCCTTTCACTAAAATCTTATCCACCATTTCGGTATTGAATTGCTTATCATCTACTCTTAATACCCTGACTCCAATATTGAATTTCATACCATAAACGGAAGTCTTATACTTGATCCGGTTTAGATATGAATCAACTTCCGAACCAGTCATTTTCTTTCCGGATTGAGGATCATATAGCGTTACACCACCATCGGTATCCTTAAATGCCGTGATAATATGACCGGAGCGGCTTCGCCCTTTCCAGGAATGACCTAGAGTATAGCGTTCTCCAGGCTTTAAGTTATCCTCAAGATATTTCTTAGCCTGTTTAGGTGTACCAACATCTCTACATCCTGGCATATAATCCGTTGGATTTTTCCCGGTCTTTGGATCAATCCATGCTCTTCTCTGATCTCTTGCTATCTCGTTTGCCTGTGGTGTGTCTTTCGGTCTTGCGGTTACGTTGTACCCCCTGCGCCTTGCTTCGTTGGCTATAACGCAAGTTTGACAGTTCACATAATAGCCGCCACCTTTTGAATAGTTCGGGTTTGTGCTACCATGATCTGCTTTGTCAAAGTCCATAGGCTCACCCGGCTCAACTCCTGCAAGCTGCTTAGGTCTCATAGGATCATCCGGCTTTTCAGGTTGTTTTGCTTTTGGTTTCTCTGTCTGTTTCGGTGGAACCTTTGTTTCACCATAGGCCCTTCCGATTGTTTCATGCGACATAGCGGATTCTCTGGCTATTGCCATCGCTCCGGCTCTTGTGTTTGGGTTAGCGGAAAAGGTTCTTGCCTGCCTATCACTAGGACCAGCCCATCCGCTGTTCATAAAGCCACCGCCTGTAGCAAATCTGCCTAAGCGGTCATGATAAGGATTAAATTTGGCTATCTCGTTGAATGTCTTTGCAATCGGTACATTGCCGTATAAAAGCATTTTTTCTACATTATCCATATCAATGTCCTTTCCAACCTTTCCGTGGAGCCCTGTAGGTTTTTCCTCTGTCTCTTACATCATAATGATCCAAAAAAGCATTTGTCTGTTTTCTGTCTTCTGCTACGGCAGCATCATGTTGTTTTAACTGCTTGTCGTCAAAGGTTTCCACCTTATACCCCATTTGCTTTGCTCTCTCTGATATTTGCTTGATGGAAAGGTTGTTCGTATTCTTAGGGAGAGCATCGTCTATTTCAGTAATAATTCCGTTTCCTTGGTCACGGTAGGACATTACCGTGCCATCAGGAGCGGTAACCCTGATTGCCTTTACACCACCGCCAGCGGATGAAGAGTTTTGAAGTGGTTTCCCTGTTCTCCAATCAATACCTCTTTTTTCTGCTATTCTTCTGGCGGCCTGCGTAGATGGGTTGTCAGGGTGTCCGTTTGCCCGGTCGATCATTCGTTCTATCGTTGTTTTGTCTCTAAGTTCGCCATTTTTAACCTTTTCCTGATACTCTTGCTTTGCCTGTTCTCTTTTTCTCTGATATTCTTCGGCTTCCTTTTTACCTTCTGCAATTCTTTTTTTCTTCTGTCTGTCAGTTTCACCATGTGGGATTCTGACCTTATCCAATGTCCAATCACTAACCGGACTGCTCAAGCCTTTTGATCCTAAATACTCATCCTCTGTCATAGGCTTTGGACCACTAGCGGCATTAGATCTTTGAGCTGCCCTCTCCCTTTCTCTGGCTATTGCGTTATCATGGGCTTTACTCTTTCCCGGTGCGTAGGTGAATGATGCATAATTCCCACCGCTACCGGAAGTGAAGCGTCCCTTTGCGTCATGATATGGGTTAAATTTCTCCACAATCTCCGAAAAGGACTTCGCAACCGTCCGTGGTCTGTCCAGCTTCTCTTTCATCCTGCGCTGTGTTTCTTCGTCAGCGTCAAGATGATCTTCCAGCCATTCGTCAAAGGCATTTTTCGCAACCGGCTCATTCACCGGCTCACGGACTGCCTTGCCCTCAATGGAGAACATATTGTATGTACCGTTCTTAATCAGTTCCCAAGTCCTGTCATCGTCTACGTGGAAGCCTATCCACCAGCCAACCGGTACTGTACCCTCCGGGATGCCAAGTGCTTTCATCTTCTCCGGAGTGAACACACAGGATTCAACCATTTTTGCTTTCTTTCGGAGCGTTCCGATATGCTCCTCTCCTGCATCACGGAAGTTAAGGACATACTCATATGCTCCCTTTTCCAATTCGTCCGGATCTACAATATCGCCCTGGTGGTCAATGATCGTTTCGCCATCCGTCCGCTCCGACACTAAGGCCCATCCGAATACAAGACGCTGATCTTCGTCAGCTTTGGCGATATGGAAGTTATTATTGTCGCTGCTCTTTCTGCAAGCATCAGCTTCTCCTATCATTCGATCCAATAAACTCACACAATCACCTGCCTTTCTATGCCTGCTCTATCTCAACTACTGTTCTTGCTCTAAAATTTCTCTTTGATTCTTTGGCGAACGAATCAAACTCATATTTTTCCATCATCTTTCCGTTGTGGTATACCATACTGTCAAACTTCCGCTTAGGATATGTCTGCCCGGTTTCATTGTCCCTTATGGTAAGATTTCCTTTTTTGGATGTAAACTCTGTGTAGCGGTCTTTCAATGAGGGGTTGTCTTTCGTGGCTTGTTCAAAGGTTTTAGGTTGTGGTGGTGTATACTGCGCCTTTTTCACACTTAACACCTTGAAATTGCCCTTTACAAGGCTTTCCTGCTGGTCATACTCGGAATACTTGCTTATATCAAGTGATTTCTTGTCACCTACGATTCTAAACTCTGTCATTCCCAAGTATTTTCCGCTTGAATTGTACAGTTTATCTTCGAGACCTTCATCGGAGTTGTTGTATACCTTTTCCCCAAAGTTCGTGTCTCTCGATGTGGATCTTAAACCCCATGTGATCGTGTCACCGGCTTGATACTCTTTGTCTCCTGTTTCTACCCTTACAAGCGTATCACTTTTTACAGGCTGACTATCAATGGATTTCATGATCTGCTTTGTTTGCTCAATGTTTTTGTTCAAGTTGTCGTATGCCGTAGAAGTGAGTTGTTTCCCATCAACCGTAAGCACACTGTTTTTCACCTTGTCTATGTAGTTCTTGCAGTCTCCTGTCTCCGCTATCTCCTGTGATATTTGACAGGCTGCGTCATACTGACCGGCTGTGTAGCTTCTCAGGTATTCCTCATTGTCTTTTGACAGAGAAACGGGAGCGGATGCCACCGCAACCCCCGTACCACCTCCAGAAGAAAACCGCCCTTTTTCATCATGGTTTGGGTTAAACTTCATGATGTCAGAAAATGATTTTGCAGCCGCTCCGGAATATGATTTCGATGTGGCCGTTACTTCATCAAGATAAACGTAATAATAACGTCCTCTTTTTGACACCTTCTTTGCTACATACTTTGTATCCTTTGACACAAGCACTTCTTTTTCCCCCGGATTGTTGGATATATGGGAGACGGATGTTGCCTTGCTGATCCTGTCACACTGGAATATGACCATGTTTCTGTCTCTGGCAAAATTCTTCGCAATGCCTGTATCACTGCTCCATGAGGATGTACCCTGCATATTAAGCTCCGTTCCCGGCTTGAATGCACTCTTTACATCAACGCTGGCATCCAGTCCAACACCTCTGTAAAGCGTTCCACCGTTCCAATGTGGGGCTTTATCTATGTATTCCTCTATGTTTTTTGCATCATTGCTGAATTTCTTTGTGTAAGCGTTCTTTTTGCCGCTCTGATAGGCTCTAATAGCTTCGTAGTTTTCAGCTGTGTATGACAGCATACTACGCATGTATTTCTTCGCCTGTTTATCATCACAGCCAAGCTCCTGCTTGACCGTCTCGATGTTTTCCTCATAGCTTTTAGGCTTTATATGACCTCTTTCGCTTGCCCTTGTATCATCTTTGCTACCGCCTGCAGACGTTCCGGAAGAAGCACGTTCCTTTTCCCTTGCTATTGCACTGTCATGTGCTGCGCTTGCTCCCGGTTTCCATGTGAAGCTACTGGCACCGCCCCCGGTGGTGAATCTTCCCAAGCGGTCGTGATAGGGATTGAACTTCTCAATCTCCTCTAATCCGTCCAGAATCTTAAAAGGGTTCGTGTCGTTCTGCCATCTTTCAACCAGGCTTACGGATGTATTGCCATTCTTCAGAACTTCCGAAAAGGTCTTATGTATGATCTTCGTCTGTTTGCTGTCGATCACGGCAAATTCTGTCCTGCCGTTTCCAGCGTTCGCAATTAAGCCATCATATCCAAGGCGGCTCAATGTCTCCGGTCTTAGGTCAAGAGCGGCTTTCAGTGAACCGTGGTTCTTCATCCCTGCCAGCGTCTTGATATCGCTGTCGGAAAGAATACCCTCTGCATCCAGCTCCTTTACTGCCTTGATATCATCATCGGACAGATTCCGGAGATCAAGCGGCTTTTTCATCTTTACCTTCGTGCGGTAAACCTCTCCCTTTTTGCCCCTCACGTTCACGAACTTTGTGGAGCCCGGCAACCGCTCATAGGAGAAATCATCTGCCATCTGCTTATCGTTCGTGAAGAATAACAGCTTTTCGCCTGATCCGGTATTAGATCCGGCTCTGCTGATGTCAAACTCCTTGATACCCTTGTGTGGACTTCCATGCAGCAACGTACCCGAAAAAGACGCACCGCCACCGCCAGTAGCGAATCTGCCCAAGCGGTCATGATACGGGTTGAACTTATCAATGTCCGCATCTGACTTATTCAATTTTGCTATATCAAAAAAGGATAATGCGGTATGTGGCATGATGCACCGCCTTTCATGAGTGGGTGTTTCGGGGTTAATTGTGAGGTTAGTTGTTATCGTGGTATATCTTCTATCAGAATAATACATTTTTTCAGTTTTCGCAATTCCTTTCACGGCAATTTTTAGAAAATTCTGTAAGAAATTCCGTGTTAGGGGTTGTAAATACTCTTTGTGTGTGGTATATTATGTATAGAGAAACACAGAACACCACAGAATAGAAAGATATGAGGTAAGAGTTATGATGAATGTAAAGGTTAAGATTTACAACGGAGTGAAGTATGAAGCAAGCAGTGAAAAGGTAGCAGAGGTTGAGTATACGAACATAAGAGGTTACGAGGTAGTAACAGGAGACAGAGCAACAAAGATAGGACTTGAAACGGATGAAAATAGTAGAGACGAATACAACGAGTATTTGATTATCACGCTGGAAAACGGAGAGGTATCAACATTCTGTAACAGTCATGTTGATATGTTTAGAATTTAACAACATACCCACCCCGGAGGTAACGAGGGTAGAAAGGTGGAGATATGCCAGCATATGAAGTAAAGCTATCAAGTTGTGGAAACATCGACATAGGGCAGAATCCTAGCAAACCGCTCTTTGGTGTTCCAAGCATTAGTTATCAGTTTGACAGCATCGAAGAGTGTCAGTCATCCGTTAGGGATTACATCGACAAGTACGATCTTGGGGCAGGCAATTGGAGCGGTGGTAATGTGTATGAGAACGGAAAGTACATCGGTTTGATCTCCTACAACGGCAGATTTTGGGAAAAAGATACGAAGTACGGAAAGGAGCGTGAGGACCTATGTTGAAATCAGAGTATATCATCTGGAAAGCAGAGACTAGGGAGCAGATTGAAAAGGATCACCCTGACTGGACAAAGGACCAGGTTCAGGAGTTTCTTGAAAAGGTGGAAGCCGGTTTGCGGAAAAGAGGATTCTTTGACATTGCAGAGGAGCGTGTACATCATGAGAGTAACAGACAAGGAAATGAAAAAGCTGACAAAGATTGCGATGAAACACTTCGGAGCGGTAGAGGAACGTGGTAACCTTGAGACAAAGGACAATGACCACGAAGATTTCTTCGAGGTTTCCGTGTGGGGTTTGAAAGATGCACTAATTGATGCATATAAGGCAGGAATGAAAGAAGGTGCTAAGAATGAGCGAAACAAAAATTGATATGGGCGAGGTATTCGTCACAATAGGAATCAATGCAAAAATGGATAAGTCAGAGCCATTTTCGAGAGATGTTGTATTGAGTCTGCATAAGTTTGAGAGTGGTGATTGGGGAGACACATCAGAGGAAGATGCCCTTTTGAATGACAGAAGCGTGCAGGACGGTACAATGGATATTATGGGAGCATACGAAACCACAGAGGGAAGAATCTGGATCAAGACGGACAAGATGCCCGATAAGACAATTACAACGGTTCTGTTCCCAAGCGAATATTAAGGGGGTGAGGATTTGAATATCGAGGTATTTTACACTGGTGGCGGTATCTGGTTAGCAGAAACGGTAATCAACGAAAAGGGCGATTATGCAGTAGTAAACAACGAATGCCCAGAAGTGCTTAGTCTCTACCACAAGGCAGAAGAACCGTACATGGAAGAAGATATGTACCTTAGCAAGCCGTGGGACGAATTAAGCGAGGAAATGGCACACTTGCACGCTGTGATGTTTCAAGCAATGAAAAGAGAAGGTGCAATCAAGTAACAAAAAAGGAGCGGTTAGAACCGCTCCTTTTACTATTCTCTGATACTGTTATTCGTATCAAGGGAAAGGTAGGAAAAAGAAAATATTACATCTATACTTTATCACGGTAAAACAAAAAAGTCAATCACTGCTGATCTGGTGGAATGATTGGCGGTGTGATCTCTTCGTAAATGATCGAACAACGGCAATGGGGGTGAGCCGGAGGGGTTCTTTTAATTCCTATGTTGGTCAGCTTCGTTTTGAAATCAAAATCATCACGCAAGCCGTATCCTGTGCCTGTCTCGTATGCTGCCCTTGACTGCCGTTCCAGTTCATTGCAGTAGTCGCAATCTCTCTCATCGTCAGCGGTACACCATATTTTGACCACATCACCCATCAGCCCCTGTGCCTGTGCCTGCTCAATGCCGTACAGTGATCCTTGGTTATAAGCAAATGCAAGCTCCGTTCTTGCTATCATATACCCCCTGTATCGGCTCTGCCTTGCAGAATACCGTATAGCCTTATCTAATGCTCTCTTGTAACTCATTCCGCTATTTACCATGTTTTCGTAGTATCTCATATTTGCTCTTGATTGTTGCCAGTTCAACCCAACCATGGGACGGATAGCACGGCTCAATTCATCCACATTCATTCCAGTTTGTGTTGCCATAGCAATGACTTCCCGGAGCCCTTTTACCTGATCCATGGTAACATTCGTTACAAACTCCGCTGCATGAGTATCAGTCCACCCGATCACCCCTGCTTGCATCGGATTGAATAGAAATGCAGGGCGGTCAGCAGTCAGCAGTTCATTAGCTGTCACCATGGCAGCTCTCCACATCGGTGCAAGGTGCAGCTTCACAAACCGGTTATAGTCCTGCATCCATTCCTCTATGATCTGACTGTAAATGTCTCCGTTTAGTATTGCTTCCCTCAATTCCTTGTATGTTATGGCTCTGCCCTGTGCGTTCCATGTGTTCTGCAGGAGATAGGCAAGCTCCGGTTCGTTCGTATCCAGGAATGACTTCAGCTTCTCCAGAGCAGCCCTGCCCTCTGGTGTATATGCCTTGTAGATTGCCTGTAGTGTGCTTTTTCTGTACTTAGCCATGGTATCATCTCCTTTCCTGCTATTGATTAAGGACAGCCTTTTCCAGACTGTTAAGCTCTTCCTGTGATACATCCCTTTGTCTAAATGAATTAAATTGATTCCTGTAAGCATGATTCTGATTCCGCTTTTTTAGTTTCGCTTCATCTTCCAAAACGGCATCATGAACCCATCTTTTCATACACAAATAATGCGATTCTGCCTTATAATTTTTGCTTTCTATGTAGTTATCAAGCCTTTTTATCATTTTTTCGGTCATTTTCGCACCATATTCCATACACAGGGAATTATATTCTGCATCTGTAAGAAGTACATGGCTATAGTCACTTCCGTATTTTGTTTTGATTGCTTCGCCTACCTTGGACGATTCGTTGGACGATTCGTCATACGATAGGGGGTACGATTTATCATTCTCATTCTCATTATGAATATCATTATCATTTTTATAAAAAGAAGAAATCACATTCGCTACAGTTTTGTTTATTTTGTCGGAGTCTTTGAGTCGTGAAAATACCTTTTCAACAAGGTCTTTGTTCTTTACATCGTTAATTTCTTTCCAGAGAAGATCAGCCACAGGCTTTCCACCTTTTATGATGGAGTAGATCAGATAATTCTTGATGGCTATTTCCCCGGTATCTTTTGAGTAATAGATAATTCCTAAATGGTTTTCAAATCGATC